CTTACAGACTCAGGAAGCATCATAGGAGCTACAGTTTCTTTAACTGCTATGTGTGTTACATTACCCATTGGGTCTCTCTTGACTACATAACGATCAAGCTTGAACACACGCATACCACCTTCGTCCGGTAAGTATAACAAGCTGTTACCTGTGATAAGTAAGTTCTTTAGTGCTTGGAAGATACCGTTCCTAAAGTTCTGTACTTCTACTTCCTGTGATACGCTACGCTCTACATCAGCTAACGCTTTCTCTAAGTCTGTGCGTAGCTGCTCTGCTCCTTCAGGTCCAATGTCTTCCTTTGCTTTATCTAACTCATACCGATCTATAACAAGACGGAAGAATGGAGCGTTAGGTGGAAGCAGTGCTAACAATAACTTACTGCTAAGATTTAGTACACCTCTAGCTCCGATACCTTGGTACGGTGTGTAGTACTTAGTAGCGTAGTTGTGTCCGTCAGGTGGCAGTACATAAGGAAGCGTTAACTCAGAAGATGTACGACCTCTGTCTAAGAATGACCACCGCTGGTTCTCTAGCGAGTGATATAACCCTTGGGCTGTCTCGTGCATATTATTCTTCTTCTTCAGCTGTCCACTCAGGACCACTCAAGATGCTCAGTATCGCAGCGTGATCGTATTGTGGTTCACCTATTAAAAAGCTAGGAGTGTCTCCTTCAAACTTAACAAATGTCTTTGTGCCGTCTAACGAATAACGAAGCATATCAGCGGATGTGTTTATAACTTTACTAAAGTCCACAGAGTCTATTACATCTGCGTCAATTATAACATAAGTGTGAGTGTTATACATAGATAGATTCTCCTGTTCCTATTCCAGCTATAGCAGCGTTACCGCTAAGAGTTGCGTCATTTCCTCCGCTACCTAAATCAGTTACTGTGGAACCCGTTCCGTTATCGTTATCACCTCCACGCCAATATCCAGCAGGACTTAGGTTCAAACCGGTACTTCCGACATGAACAGGAGTACCACTGTTGTAAATATCAGAGATTTGTGAAGCGGATAATTCGTATTCAAATACAGCGACCTCATCCAAGTTACCGTTTAAATAGTATGAATTGTTAGCTCCGTTTTTACCTAAATATAAAGGAGTTGTTGAGTTACCTACATACGAAACGGTTGATGTATCTGTGTGAGTTGGAGAACCTCCTGACCCACCATCTATCCAAATCTTAATTGCTGTACCGTTGATACTAAAAACAACATGATGCCAATTACCGTCTCGAATTGCCAGAGTTGCGTTCGTTCCTCCTACATTATTATTTAAATATTGAGAAGAACCATCAGCAACTAAGACATAAAAAGCTTTAGTACCTGAAGGTGTTATAACTCTGAACCCGCCTCCATTACCGCTAGTAGGTGATGTAGCTAACCATGCCATATTACTTGTAGTATTTGATGACTTAGTCCAAAAGCTGTAACTAAATGCAGTGGATGAGCCTTGATAGTAGCCCGTCGTTGCATAGTCTCCACTACCGTCAAAAGTTAAGTTGTAACGATTGGTGAACGCAGTGGTGTCATCGTAATTATATACATACCAGTTAGAACCATCCCAAACGATAATTTTCTTAGTGTCAGTCTCGAAGTATGTATCACCAGCCGAAGGAGAACTAGGGCGTGTAAATGAAGTTGTAGTTAAAAGTGTACTCATGTTTAATCGTTATTATAAATGTACCAGGCAGAACCATTCCAAACATACAAATCAAAAGTATCGCTTCCAAATTTAACGGTAACTTCTCCACTCGGATTAGTGGGTGATGATGCTCGGATTGTTGCGTCAGTCTCTATATCAGTATTGTATATGACAGCTACTTCCTCTTGTGGTGCATCAAATCCATACAATGTTCCAAACTCAGGTCGTTCTAAATTACCAGGCTTTGCAATAATACCTGAAGGTTTAGAGAAACCCGATGTGAAAGTAATCGACATTAAAGAGAATCAACAGTTCCGGTAGCAAAGACGCTGTGGGTTCCGCTGGTGTAAGCACTGATGTTAGCTCTGATCTTCTCGTAGTGTCCGTGGTCATCACGAATCATAAACGATCCATCTGTCGTAACTGCTTGACTGTGAATAACAAACCAAGAACCACCAACATAAGCTTCAATGTCTACCGTTGCAGTACCAGCTACTGTTGTTTGAACAATAAATGTCCAGCCTTTGTCTCTCTCAACTTGGAACTCTGAACCTGCTCCGCTGGATGTTGCACCTGAAAGTAATGTCTTCTTATCTAAACTTCTCATGATATATTACTGTGAAAGCTGTACTCCTGTTCCTGTTTGACCACCCATACCTAATGTAGGACGACGCACTGTTAACTTACGAGTTCCTCTCCTCTTACCCATCGCAGTACTAGCTGCTCTAGCTCTTGTAGGTTCTACCCTTTCAGCTGTTGCTGTAGGAGGCGGTGGAGGTGGAGGAGGAGGCGGTGGTGGAGTGGGTGATGATCCGAAACACATAGCTATTCTAAGTCTTTGGTTATTATATTGTCTTGTAACTGTTCGTCGTAAGTCTGTTGTAAATAATTAATTACACTTCTTTGTCCTACCTTAAACCATATCTCTCTATCAGGGTCTGTCAACAGTGGACATTTATCCGGGAACAGTTTGTCAAGCTTTTCTATCAAAGACTTACTCAACGCTGGTAATACTATCTCTTGGTCATTCATCTCATTTCAAACTTATCTTCTGTCCATACATACAATGGTGTGAACTCACCTACATAAGCACACCCTATGTTAAAGTCGAAGTACTCTCTCGCTTCATCCAAACTCATACCGTCTCTTTCCATAAGTATCTGTAACATAAGCTCTATAGAATACACTGCTCTGTTCTGTCCGTAGTCTGCTCCGATCAAAGCATCGTCGAATCCATCTGCTAACATAGCTTCCTCATTCATCTCTGTAGCTAATGTCAGCGAGTTCCGCTGGTAACTTTCCTTCTTTGATCTTTTGCTCCGTCCATATCCAAGCTGAAGCATTCCACAGTATAGCACCCGCATGGTCTTCAGAGTCATCCCCCTCAGCCAGCCCCAACAAATGTCTAAACATCGAGTCATACAATCTACTTAGTGGGAATCCTTGCTTCCAGTTGTCGTCTCCGTAAAGCTTTCCGCCAGCTTCAAATCTTTTTGCGAGACTGCGTAAGGCGACCGGAGGTATAAGGCTGGGTCGTCCCCGTCCATTGTCCCCATCACGCTTCGCCCCCGTTGTAAACTGTTTAGTATATCCTTGGTTTGGTAGTTCTTCGGTGTCCATAATTTCTCTATTGTCTTTGTTTCTATATTGTAGTTCTCACTGCGTAGTAGTCGTGCCATCCATGCATTCATTAAGGCATCTTGTTCTGTGAGTCCAGCATCTTTGTAGCACTTCGCTACAGTCTCCCATGTGTACCCTTCTTTATCGAGTAGTCGTTTAGCAGTAACAGCTCCTACCTTTGGTACACCACTGAATCCATCTGTTGAATCTCCGGTCAGGGTTTGTATGAGGTGGAAGTTATCGGCTTCTTCTAATGAAGGTTGGTGATACTCTCCTTTGTTATAGTCAAAGAAGATACCTGGTACACTCTTGAAGTCTTTGTCGATACTAACTATGATCGTCTCTTCCTCCATGCTTGTAGCTAAGATAGATATAACATCGTCAGCTTCCAAGTTATCCCACAGCAAACCACCTAGTTCATCAATGATCCACTGCTTTACTTGTCGAAGGATGATAGGTAGTCGAGACTTAGAACGGTTTGCTTTGTAGTCTGGGTACAGTTTGCGTCGGAAGTTAGCACGATCAGACAAACATAGTATGTAGTCTTTACATCTAAGTGTATCTTTGAACTCTTCTATACGATTAATCACACGAGCTTTAGCCAGTGCCATATCCGCATGTACAGTCCACAGTTCCTCCTTCCATTGTATTGATTCTTCTGCGACAACAGATGCTTCAAATGCTAATACATCTGCGTCGATTAATAGTGTAGTTTTACTCATAGTATACGCTCCAGTTATTTTGATATTGTTTGTATTTACTTTTGCTTGGGTTCTCTGGGTACAGCTTGATCGTCTTACTCTTTATCAAGTACCTCGGTATCATCCACCACTCCTTCAATGGAGATATATAAATACCTACAACATCGATATCATCAGACATGTGTCCTTTGATGCTAGCACCGCATGACGAGTTAACTGTGTAAGCTGACTTGTCTCTGACGCTTGTGCTTTTTATCTGTACCTTTAAGTCTCCTGCTGGGCAAGTAACAATGAAGTCCCAAGGCATAGGTGTTGTGGGTGTGTGTGGTTCAAAGTCCCGCTCTAAACATTCAGCAATGAAGCGAGTCTCTGCTATTGCTCCTATCCGTTGTGCGTTTGATGATGGCATGGTAAGGTCTTGTGTGTCATAGATGGTAGCAAGTGTAGTGTACATGTCGTATTGTACTTCGTCCATATCAATGAGTCTCCGCCCAAGTTGTACCTACTTTATACTCACCGTCGAGTTGTACATTCAGCTTCAGTTTTTTACCTGCTACTTGTATAGCTTGAACCGCTAACTTACCGAAGTCTTCTGCGTGTTGTGGTTTTACTTCAGCTTGGAACTCGTCGTGTATGTTAGCTACGAATGCATACTCCCTGCCGTGCTGCCACTTATGTTTACATAGTTCATGGAATAGCTGTATCAAAGCTACCTTCATACACACAGCTCCGGCTGATTGAAGTAACATGTTCAGTGCTGCGTGGCTACTTCTGATCGGTAGTAACCTACCATCTAGTCCTTTTAGTATACCTCCATTGTTAACCTTATAATCGATAACTTCTTTTAACTTACGCAGTGCTGGCATGTTATTCATGAACTTACGCTGCATATATATACCTTCCTTTATTCCGCCTCCTACTATATTACCCATGAGTTCGGGACCAGCACCATAGAGTAGAGCATAGATGAATGTCTTAGCTTGATCTCTTGTTTCCAAACCTGCTGCTTTCTGATTAACAGTATGTATGTCATCCTCCAACAGATACCGAGCATACTCACCTCCATCATAATTAGCTAGATAGTGAGCT